ATGAGAACAGTCGCGCGCTCCCGCACCCGTATCGCTTGGAAGCCCACAGACAAGCAGCGCGAAGAAGTCGAAGCCTTCGCCGTCGCCGGGTATTCGCAAGGCGAGATCGCGGCCTGTCTTGGCTTCGATGTGAAGACGTTGCGCGCGCATTGCCGCGACGAACTCGATTTCGCTTCGATGCGGTTGACCGCGCGCATTGCCGGGAACGTCATCCGCGCAGCGCTCGGTTCGCCCGCGCGCTACGATGCCGAGAACAACAAGCTCGAAGCCGAAGTCCTTCCGCAATCCTGGGCGCTCACGTTTTACCTGAAGACGCGCGGCAAGAAGCTGGGCTGGTCCGAACGCGCCGAGCACACGGGCAAAAATGGTGGCCCCCTTGAACTCGATTACTCCAGCCTCTCGCACGAGGAGCTCCAAACCCTCGATCGCGCACGCGCAATTCTTGGACGAATTGCTCCTCCGGGGCTCCTTGCAGACGGAGATCGCCCGCCGCTTGACGGAGGCTGAGCGCACCGAACTCGCGCGCCACGCGGACGCGATCCGCGAACGCTGCAAAACGCTCACCGGCTTCATCCGCGAAGCGTGGCCCGTGCTCGAACCCGCGTCCGATTACATTCACGGATGGCATATCGACGCAAAAGCCGATCATCTCACCGCCATCAGCAACGGCCAGTTGACGCGGCTTCAGATCAACGAGCCGCCCGGCTGCATGAAGTCGCTGGTGGTGGGCGTGTTCTGGCCGGCGTGGGAATGGGGGCCGTTCGGACGCCCGGACCTACGCTATCTCACCACCTCGTTCGCGGAAGCCAACGTCGTCCGCGATGCGATCCGCATGCGCCGCCTCGTCACCAGCGAGTGGTACCAGACGCTGTGGCCCGATGTGCGGCTGGTGCGCGACCAGAACGCGAAATCGAAATTCGAGAATACCAAAACCGGATTCCGCGAGGGCAGGGCGTTCGCCTCCTTGACCGGCGGGCGCGGCGACCGCGAGATCATCGACGATCCGCATTCCACCGAGACCGCGGAGTCCGAGGCCGAGCGCGCCAACGCTGCGCGCATCTTCCGCGAGTCGGTGCCGCTGCGCCTCAACGATGCGATGAAGTCCGCCATCGTCGTCATCATGCAGCGCCTGCACGAACGCGATATCTGTGGCGTCATCGACGAGCTGATGCTGCCTTACGAGAAGCTGATCCTGCCGATGGAGTTCGAGCCGGAGCGGCGCTGTGTAACCTCAATCGGGTTCGCCGATCCACGCACCGAGGAAGGCGAGCTCCTGTTTCCCGGCCGCTTCCCGCGCGAGGCGGTGGAGCGCGACAAGATCCCGCTTGGGTCCTATGGCGCCGCCGGCCAGTTTCAGCAGCGCCCGGCCCCGCGCGAAGGCGGCCACTTCAAGAAGCACTGGTTCGAGATCGTCGATGCCGTGCCCGCGGGCGGCAGGTTCGTCCGCGCCTGGGACCTCGCAGCCTCGCGCGATGGCGGCGATTTCACCGTCGGCCTCCTGATGAAGGTGGTGGCCGGCATCTATTACATTCTCAACGTCAACCGCTTTCGCGGCTCACCGCACGATGTCGACCGCGCGATCGAGACCTGCGCCGATCAGGATACCGCCGCCTATGGCGAAGCGAATGTCCGCTTCCGCCTTCCGCAGGATCCCGGCCAGGCCGGCAAAGCGCAAAAGACCAGCCACGCAAAACTCCTGGCCGGACACACCTTCCGCATCATGCCGGTGACCGGCGAGAAAACCGTCCGCGCCCAACCCCTCGCCTCCCAAGCCGAAGCCGGTAACGTGAAGCTGCTGAAGGCGCCCTGGAACACCGCATTCCTGGACGAAATCACCACCTTCCCCAACGCCACCCACGACGACCAGGTAGATGCCGCCTCCGACGCCTTCGCCGAGTTGGTGGCGACGGCAAGCATGGGTGGACTCACTGCGATGCCCATGGTCATCACGGGCTCGCGACCAGGGCCGGGAACGTGATGTCGAGCTAATGACGCCGCACCCGTTGTCATCCCCGGCGAGCATCGGCGCGATAGCGTCGATGCGAGGGAAGGGGACCCAACTTTGGTGCAACGATCTTTGGTTTTCCAAGTTAGGTTCCCTTCCCCTCGCGCAGCTTCGCTGCACTCGGCCGGGAATGACAAGTTGAGCAAAACAAGGGTCGCGCGGAGTTCGCGGAGTCGATCGATCTCATCCTCCGCGTCCCTCCGCGACTCCGCGTGAAATTGGATGGCCGTCTCCAGGCCGTGCCGCGCATTCTGAATTCGCTGACGATCGGAAAGATCGCCGCCGTCGATATCCCGTGCCAGGAAGGCGCGCAGGCGCTGATCCTGAAGCGCGCCGCGAACGCCGCTACAGCTGGCGCGGACACAAGCGCGGACGCGAGTGCGGAAAATTTCGACGGCCAACTCGCGCAGCAGAACCTCTGGGACAGTTATGGCCGGGCGCAAAGCGCGCTTCAGCAATCCATCGAATCCATCACGAGCGACGACAGCGTCGCCGATAAAGGCGCGATGATACAGCAGAGCCTGGACGAGTTCTGCGAATACATCGGCCAGCTCGTTCCCTCCGAATCCGCGAACGCCCCGACTGAGGGCGTTCAGGCAACGCTCCCGGCCCCGGCCGCCAACGCAGAAAACCCAACAACCCAAGCGCTGAAAAAAGCACTGGGTCTTCCTGCCACGGCGACCGGGGCCGAGATGCTCGAAACCGTTGAAGCTCTCACGAAGGCCACGAGAGACAGCGAACACGGCGGCGATGTCGACATCGCCAAGATACTCACCGCTGGCGATGCGTTCGAAGCCGCGGACGGCACCATCGTCTTCAAGAGCAAGGTGGGCAACGAAACCTTCGCCATCCTCAAAGCCCAGAACGCCGAGATCGCGAAGCAGGCCGGCGAACTCGCGAAACGCGACGAAGCCGAAGCGACAGCAAAGTTCGAGAAGCGCGCCGTCGATCTCGGCTTCGAGCACTCTTTCGGCGCGACCCTGCGCAAAGCCTATGGCGGCGACGCGGCCGCACAGACCAAAGTCGAAAAGCGCATCGCGGGCTTGAACCGACAGATCGAGGAAGGCGCGCTGTTCATGAGCTTCGGCAAATCGAGCCCCAAGGAAGGCTCCGCCGAATCCGAATTCTTGGGCAAAGTCGACGCGGCTCGCAAAGCCGACCCCACACTCACCCACGCCCAGGCCTATGCCCGCATCTACAAATCCCGCGACAACGCTGCCCTCATCCAACGCATGACCGCAGAGCAAAACGCGGGCAGTTGAGGCGCTGTGACTCCACCCTCCCTCAAGGGGAGGGTGGAGTCACGGAGAACGGTACCCACTCCGCGAACTCCGCGTCTCCGCGTGAACCTCTTCTTGTTTTGAAAACCCTCGAAGGAGAATCTTAAATGGCAACATCCGGCACCGGGCTGGAGGAGGGCGGGAATCTGACCGCCAATTCCGATCTCAGTTCGTCGCAATATTACGCGGTGAAGCAGACCTCGACCGATCGCGCCGTCGATTTGGCGTCAACCGGCGGCGAGGCGATCACCGGCATCCTGCTCAACAACCCGAAAGCGGGCGAATCCGCGATCGTGAAGTATGTCGGCTTCACGCCCGCGGTCATCGGTACCGGCGGCGTCACCGCGGGCCAGGCGCTCATGACCGAAGCCAGCACAGGCAAGCTCGTCACGCAAACCTCGACCAACGCCAAAGTCGCGGTCGCGATCGAAAGCGCGAACGCAGGCGAGCTCGCCCTGGTGCGTCTCGTCCCAACCGCCGGCTGATCGAAACCGCGCGCCGCAACCTATTTTTGGAGACAAGCCATGCCCTCACCGAATGTCAGTCAGGTCCATTCGACCACGCCGCTCACCAATGTGGCCGTGGCCTATATGCAGGACCACGACAATTTCATTGCCGACAAGGTGTTCCCGGTCGTTTCGGTGAAGCACCAGTCCGACCTCTATTACAAATGGAACAAGGACGATTTCTTCCGCGACGAAGCGCAGATCCGCGCCGACGGTTCGGAATCGGCCGGCTCCGGCGTCGATCTCACGACCGACTCTTACGCCGCAAAGGTCTGGGCGCTGCACAAGGATATCGGCGACCAGATGCGCGCCAATGCCGATCCCGCGGTCGATCTCGCGACCTCGATCTCCGAATATCTGATGCAGAAGCTCTTGCTGCGCCGCGACCGGCTGTTCGCGTCGAACTATCTCACCACCGGCAAGTGGGGCACCGACATCACCGGCACCGCCTCGACCAGCGACGCCACCCACACCATCCAGTGGAGCGACGACGCCACCTCCGATCCCTTCACCGACATCGCCAACCAGCAGACCACGATCCTGCAGAACACCGGCATGATGGCGAACACGCTGACGCTCGGCTGGCAGGTCTATCAGGCGCTGCGCAAGCACCCGCTCGTCATCGACCGCGTGAAGTACACGATGCAGGCCGATGCCAAGAACATCACGCCCGAGCTTCTGGCCTCGGCCTTCGATGTCGAAAAGGTCGTGGTGGCGAAGGCTTCGTATAACAGCGCGAAGAAAGGCGCCGCGGGCGCCTACAGCTTTGCGGTCGGCAAGGTGGCGCTTCTGTCCTACGCGCCGCCGGCGCCAAGCCTGATGATCCCGTCTGCCGGTTACATCTTCGGCTGGGACGGTCTCGAAGGCCAAAACAGCCTCGGCATCTCGTCCTGGACCGAGCCGGTGCCGAACCGCGGCAAGCCCGGATCGACCACGCGCGTCGAAGCCGAAATGGCCTTCGACATGAAACTCGTCGGTGCCGACCTCGGCGTCTTCTTCACATCGATCGTCGCGTGACATGAACACGCCAGCCGAAATCGCGCACGCCGGCGGCGCCTATGTGCGACGTCCCTTCACGCTCGGCGCACACCGCGTGGCGAACGGCGACGTTCTCACCGCCGCACAGGTGCGCGCGATCCCGAACGGCAATCTGCGCGCGCTCATCAATCTCGGGAAGATCGACCTGTTTCCATCCGCGCCAGAAAAAGTCTCACGCGGAGGCGCGGAGTTCGCGGAGAAAAAGAATCTCCCTCGCCCCCACAAAGTGGGGGAGAGGGTGGGGTGAGGGGGCGGGAAAGCCAAAGCGGACCTTCGAATATTCTGGCGCGCTGTATCTGCAATCGCTTCGGCCTCCCAACGTCATAGCTCCTACGTCAGGCACCCCCTCACCCTGACCCTCTCCCCCGGAGGGGGAGAGGGAAGTTCACCTTCGCGAACTCCGCGACTCCACGTGAACCTCTTCTTCCGCGCCAACCTCCACAACCAGCGAAGGCGTCGCCACCATGACCACCGGGTTCGTCAATCGCATCAAGGGCAAGATCAAGGCCCACACCTTATATATGGGCGGCGGCGGGATCGCCGACGACAAGAGCGGCATCGCCGGCAAGGCGGTCCTGTCGCTGCGCGTGCCGCTGTTGGTGACCGCCACCGCCAACACCGACATCGCGCCCATCTCGCTTCCGCCAGGCGCCACGCTGCTGCACGCCACGGTCATGACGACGACGGCCTTCCTCGCTGCCACCGATGCGAAGATCGAAATCGGCGCGTCGGCCGGCGACGCGAGCTATGTCGCGCAGACCACGATCAAAGCCGTGGGCGTTGTATCGCTCGCGCTGGTGAATGCCGCCGCCGCGACGTTGGCATCGCTCGGCACGGCACCCAACCTCTACGTCCGCATCGTGCAGACCGGCACCGCGTCCGCCACCGGCGCGGGCACGCTGATCCTCGAATATGTGATGCCGTGACCTGGACCTACGATCCCACCCAGCTCCTCACCACGCCGATGATGCAGGTGCGTTACCTCATCGGCGACACCAAGGACACCGACCGCCAGGTCCAGGACGAGGAGATCGGCTTCGCGCTCACCGAGCGGCCGTCGGTCTATGGCGCCGCCGCCATCGTGTGCCGCGCGCTCTCCGCGCAGAAGTCGCGCCTGGTCGATACCGTCGACAACGATCTGCGCACGACTTACAGCCAGCAGGCTTCAGCCTATGGCCGCCAGGCGATCTATTACGAACAGCGCGACGCGAAATTCGGCGGTGTGATCCCGGTTGCCGGCGGCCTCAACCGTTCGGACAAGATCAGGGTGGAATGCGATCCCAACCGATTGCCGCCCGCCTTCAACATCGGCATGCAGGACAATTATTTTCCGGTGGCGCCCGAAGGCAACGAACTGACGCCACCCGCCGTGCCGGATGGCGCGCTATGATCGATGTGAGCTTTGAGGTCCGCGGCCTCGAGCAGGTTCAGGCCAGCCTCACGTCGCTGCCCGTCGCGGTGACCACGCGGTTGCGCGGTTTCATGAGCGACGCCGCGACCACGCTGCGCGGCATGGTGCAGCAGAACATCGCTGCGTCGTTCCATTCGACCGGCGCGCTCTATCAGGGCGTCAAATCCGAAATCGTCGAAGACGGCGGCGGCGTCAGCGCCCGCATCGCCGTCGAAGGCATCGCCTACGCCCGCATCCAGGAAGAGGGCGGCACCGTCCAGATTCCGGAGCTCGCCCCGGTCAACGCCAAGGTTCTCGCCTTCTCAACCCCGGCCCGCAGCGCCGTCGCCGCCATCGCGTCGCGCAGCGCGAGCTCGGCCGGAACGATCTTCGCGATGCGCGCCAAAGCCCACCCGGTCACGATCCCCGCACACGCCTACGCCCGCCAAGCGCTCAGCGACTATCGTCAACCTTTTGAGTCAGGCATCCCCGAAACCGTGCGTGCTGCGCTGGGTGAGTTGTGACCGGCCAGAGTCGACATACAAATCTCAAATCCGGTCATGCTGAGGTGCGCCGCGAAGCGGTGCCTCGACCCGCCTACGCTAAAGCTACGGCGGGCGAGTCATATTCTCCTTGTCCGTCGTAGCCTTGGCGAAGGCGGAAGCACGCACAATAGCGATGTCATCCTTCGAGGCTCGGCTGCGCCGAGCACATCAGGATGACGCCGATCTAGTATTCAGCCCGAACTCTGCTGGAGAAGCTCCGCCAGATCGCGCCAGTCTTTGGTGACGCGCTGCCGTTCCTGGCGGCGATCGTGATCTGCATAGGCGTGTTTGCCGGCGGCGTCGGCGCTCGTCATGAGGGGATCGTGCCGTGCCTGAAGCGGGTCTGGGAGCTTGGGGTCCATTTCGGCGGTTCCTGGCGTATCCGCCCCTCGACGGATCACCTAACGGCTTTGGCCGCCGGAAGTTTCAAATGTTTGGGCGTGTTCCATTTGGCGGCTTCAATCGCTCGCCGGAATCGGATCGGGCATGTAGGTGTTCTCCATCGCGCGCGCGAGCATGTCGTAGTCGGCGGCGACGGCCATGAGCGTGTCGCGCGCCGCCGCATCCGCGGTCACGTTCGCGATCGCGCGCACCTGTTCCGATCTGCGCCGGTAATGCGCGGCGCGCGCATCTCTGTCTGTCAATGGCCGCCCCGGCCCGATGCCCAGCCCAAACTAACGTAGGGACCGCCCGAGTCCCAATGAAGGATTGAACACTCACAGCCGCGATCCGCGCAAGAGTTTCGCCGCGAGTTCCCGCCAGCCCTCGGCGACGCGTTCCCAAGACGCGCGTTCCTGCGGATCGGCACAGACGCGTGCGCAGGTCTCCGCATCGTCCGCGCGCGACATGTAGCGGTCGTATTGCTGTTTCAATAGGTCTGGAAGCTCGTGGCTCACCGGGGGGCTTCCGATTTCGACAATGTCATCTCTTAGCTAACGGCCCTGGCTGCCGAGCGTTTCGAGGTTCCGGCAAATGATTTTCAAAAGCGAATAGCCCAATGACCGATCTGCCGGAACCAATCACCCGCGAGCAGATCTATCAGGCGCTGTTCGCGCTCCTGACCCCGCTGCTCGCGCCTGGCGCCGAGGATGGAACTCCGGATGGCGAGCAGGGCCAGAACGGCGCGGCGCGGCCAGGCACGCCGACCGCGGACCGCCCGTTCAATCTCGTCAGCCGTGAGGTGATCGAGGTTCAACGTGTGCCGCCGGCGCTGCAGCCCGTGCTCTTTCTCTATGAGATGGACGAGGAGTTCGGCGACAGCGGCCCCGGCCTCACGCCGCTCAGCTTCGTGGTGGTGCTGATCTTCGGCGTGACCGCGCCGAAAGGCACGCCCGGCCAGACGCTCCTCAATCCCCTGATCGATCGTGTGCTGGATGCGCTTCAGCCGGCAGGCGGCGAAGACGAACAGCAGCTCCCCGATGCCGATGGCAATCCGCTGGTCGAATGGGTCCGCGTCAAAGGCAAAGCCGGCAAGAACCACGGCAACAACGCCACCGACCCCGATTGCCGCCAGGCGTCCTACTACCTGCCGCTGGAAATTAAACTCGCCGCGCCGTGAGTGTTCAACGCTACTTCAGTTTGAATTTTTGGCTTCGACTAGCAGGCCTTCGAAATAGTTCACAGCATCGCAAAAAGCATTGTGCAGCGACTCCCAACGATCCTTCGGCATGTGTGCTCTAGCGTTCGAAGGTAAAAGAGGGGTCATCTTAAGCTCCGGCCATCTATCCTGGAGTTTCTCCAATCTATGTTTCGCGTTAAATGCGAAATAATTGAAAGCCCAGTCGACAGCGCCGCGTTCCGATGAAAACACAATGGCGTTGTTTTGTACTAGCTCAGCCAGGAAAGAGATTGCTTTCTGTGTCGTATCGCTCCGATACCCCGTCTTGTCAGATAGAAATGCTGACCGCCAGAGAGAGAACGCAATTCCAACCAGCATCTCAATTTCGAATCCGAAGTCGTCAATCTCATCCGGATAGCTTTTCAGCAGCTTGTAGAGCTTTGCTGAGATGATTTGATTGTCGCTGCGGTGCTTAGCAAGCCACTCAGCATGCTCCGGGTCTAGCTCCTTTTTCTTACGCTCTTCCCGCTCATTGGGCGGTGCTTTGTCATTTCTCGATTTTCCTCTCATTGGCTCCCTCTTGAATTCGCCTATATCTTCGGCTCATACCCCGGCACCCATTTGGCGTGCTGCGGAAGATCGTCCGCGATCGTCCACCACGGCGCGCAGGACGACGTGAACACATGCAGCATCGGGCGCACGCCCGGATCGTCGTCCAGAAGGCCTGCGGCAATGCTGACGGTGGGCAGATAGCTCGCCTTTCCCGGCGCGAGGCACCCACAGACCTTGCAGCGCTTGCGGAAACTGCCAGGAGAAGACTCGTATTCCGCCATCATGTCCTCGCCCGCGACCAGGCGGAATTTGTCCGCGTCAACATGCGCGTAGGTGGCGAACGCCGCGCCGGTGAGTTTGCGGCAATTGACGCAATGGCAATGGGTGAGCGCGCGGACCTTGTCGATCTCGAACCGAATGGCCCCGCACAAACAACTTCCCCGGATCATCGTTCAACCCTCTTCGTTTTGGGCGTCAATGGTAGCGCAAAGACGTTCAATCGTCAGTGCTGTCTCATCTGCAGTCTGACAAACTTTTCTGAGCTTGAATCGTCGGGTCATCCTTCGAGGGCCACCTTCGGTGGCCCGGCCGCGGGCTACATTGCCTCCGGTCTCGGCATCGCGATGATCGTGCTGCGCTTCCTGACATCGAAGCCGGCAACGCTTTGAAGGGGCACACATAAGCCCCGCGTGTTCAGTATCGGGTGATCGCCATGACGCCAGACGATTCTGTGTCAGAGAGCCGTGTGATCGCGAACGATCCGAAGGATGAAGCGCTTGCGGCCGTGATCGAGACGGCCGCCAAGCTCGCACGGTCGAAGCGCACGGTGCGGATTCTGGGCTTCGAGGTCGCGGCCGATCCGAACCTCAACACCATCATCGCGGCGTTCACGCTGCTCGGCCTTCTGATCACCGCGACGGGTTCGGTCTACGCCTTCATCAACAAGCCGCTCGAGAATGCGCGGCGCATCGAAGACGTGCAGAGCGAGATCGGAAAGCCCGGCACGCCCGGTTACCTGCCCGGTGTGGTGCGCGGCATGGCGCACCGCATGGACCGCGTCGAGCAGATGGTGAAGCAGAACCACGACGACACGCTCCAGGCGCTGCGCGATATCGAAGGCCAGCTGAAAGACCAGCGCCGCGAAAATTCCGACCGCTTCGACCGCCTCGACAACCGCATCGACCGCCTTGTGGAGCGAAACAAGCCGGACCCCTATCCGCACTGACCGCAGCCGCAGACCGAACGCACAACGCCCGCTGGCCGAAAGGCCGGCGGGCTTTTTTGTTTTGACGCATCGAGCGTGACGGCGATCACGGTTCGCCCGGCTCGTTCCCAGTACCGTACGGCGCTGGTTGTTGAGCGTGCGGGAGGCACAGGTGGCGTTCTTTGCCGGTTTCGATACCGAGGTTTTTCCTGGTCTCGATTGCATGACCTGGCTTCGGGCCAATTCGAATCTCAGATGGTGCGGCTACTATCTGGCGCCGGCGCCCAATAGGAGTCCGACGGGCTGGCCCGGCCGGTACGAGGCGTTGAAGGCGGACTGGGGCGTGGTGCCGATCTATGTGGGCCAGCAAGACCCGCGCACCGCAACGGCTCACTACAAGCCTTCCAGCCTCCTCACCGCGGAGCGGGGCGCGATCGACGCGGGCGATGCCGTCAAACTGGCATGGCAAGACCAATTTCCGGGCGGCACCTTTGTCTATCTCGATTGGGAATATGGCGGGCTGGATGGCGCGGGCGCGCGCGACTACGTCAAGGCCTGGGCGGCGGCCGTCGCGGCGGAGGGCACGTTCATGCCCGGGGTCTATTGCTCGCATAACACGGCCTCCGGTGTCGTGAAGCTGTTGAACACGATCGATCCTGCGCCCGCCGCGCGGTTGTGGTGCTGGAAAGTGCCGTCGGCCGACAACCATCCCTATCTGGGCGATCTCGGTGCCGTGCCGGCGCCCGATCCGGCAGGCTGCGGCTTCGCCGGCGCGATCGCATGGCAGCGCGATCAGAACACAACGGTGACATTGCCCGACGGCGCACCCGCAAAATCGCTGAAGGTCGATTTCAGCACGGCCGCATCGGCCGATCCCGCAGCGCCTCCGGCGGCGCGGGCATGA